GCGTCACTAGCACGCCGGGGCGTACAGACTGGCGAACCGGCCCGAAGCGGGGCGGGGGGAGGGGGGTCATGCGTAGTCCCTCCTATCGACGAAGCGTGAGTACGCTTCCCCGTCGTGATTGCATACGTGACTGCCGGCCGGCAGAAACTCGGGCGCATCCAGACTGCCGCGGGTGTAGATGTTCATCATCCAGGCGTGGATCGAGCGGTTGTCCTCGGCGCACTGGCAGAACGAAGTGCGGAAGTCGTATTGGGTGAAGGTGTTCATTCGTCCACCTTTGCGAGTGCGGCGCGGGCTGCGTTACAGTGACTAAGAGTTACGTTGTTGCTCAAAAATGCTTCAAGAAGGGATTGCAAAGCCTCGTACAACTCCGGCGCAGCGGCGATCAGGCGGGCGTTGGCGTCTGTCTCAGCATTAAGCCGGTATTGCGTAATGCCTGCGCCCGGGGGCAGATACATTTTCCCTGCTGGCTTGCCTACGACTCTGGCAATATCTCCGCCCTTCCCGAAAATAGTGCCGATCCGCTTGCTTCCGTATTCGGCAATTTCAGTGCCCCACGGTCCTTTCGTGAACTTGCTCATTGCGTCACCTCCTGCGCGAAACGACGATTGCGGATGCGCGCTTCGTCGTTCTGAATTTCCAGCAGTTCCAGCAGTCGTTCGGTGTCGCACGGCCGGGGAAATTCGATCCCGTTGTAGGACTCGATTAACTCGCACAGGTCGTCCCATTCGGCGTCGCTCATGCTTCCTCCTTATCGAGTCGCTTCTGCGCCACGATCATCAGCGGCTCAACGAGTGCCGCCTCCAGTCCGCGGCAGAACGTAATCAACTGATCCACGTTGGCGCTGTGGCGGTCCGTGATGGACGGGATGCACTGCAGGATCGCGACAAGCATCTCGGTAGCGCGTGGAGTCTCAAGCAGCGCTTCCTCGACTTGCTCGGGATCGTTCAGCAGTTCCTCGAGGATGTCGCCGAACCGCTCGCCGCGTTCGTAGGCGCGGTCGATGCGGGTTTGGGCGGCGTTCAGGTAGCTGCTCTCGGCGCGGGTGAAGGCGGTCATTGCGCGAACTCCTGTGCAAGTGCATCGCGCGCAATCTTCATCCAGTGGTTGTCGTATCCTCCAAGATGGTTAATGCGCTGATAGTCTGCGACGTCGTCGTGCAGTCCTTGCAACGCGAATCGAAGCGCGTCACGTTCTTTCACTAGCGCCAATCTTTGCGCGACTGCTTCGGCATCCTCTTCGCCGAAGCAGCCCTTGAAGTAGAGATTGCGTCCCTTGCTTGCCTCGTCCATTTCTTAGGCTCCCAGTTCGAGAACTTGCTTGAACGTCAGCACGCGCCCGCAATCGTTGTCGTTTACGACGTAACCGCGATCCGCATTGGCCCAAGGCATTTCGCCTGCGCCCGGCAACGCTTGCACGCCGATCACTTCAATGCCGCGCTTCGCAAGTGCGCGCAGAGTCTTGGCGGAGAAATCACGGCGGGCGATTTGTGCTGCAGACATTTGAGAACTCCCTCGGTTGTCGCCGCGTTGGGTGCGGCATGGATGACAAGTTACCGGAAACGGTAATTCGTGTCAACCGGATTCGGTAAGTCAGGATGAAATTTTTTTGACGGGAAGGATTCCCGGGCGGCAGACGCTACTTTTGGGCGCAGGTCTGGAAGCACTCAGCGGCAGGCTTGCGAGCGCGGTTCTCGCAAATGTCCATGCACTGAGTAAGAGGGTCTTTGGTGGTGGTATTACTGAATGATGCCGAGCACTGGATATCCGCCGCGCGTTGCTCCCACACGGCTAGAGTCTTTTGGCCTTCGGCGTAGTAGATGGCGCCCCACATGCCGGGCTGCGTCGCGCCAGCAGCTACCCAGCCGCGCACACGGGCCATTTCGGCCCGGATGTTGGCGCACTCTGCGCGGCGGGCATCGTCGGACTGCGGGAGCGGGGCGTTGAGGACGTTCGAGCGGAACTGCTCATACTTGGCGTCGCCAGAACTGGCGCAACCGGCTAGCACTGCCAGACACAAGAGGGAATACCGCATCAATTCGTTGCGTTTATCTGATCCACGGCCGACCGAAGATTGGCATACAAACGGCGCTCAATCTCCGTCATGGCAAAAACCGGGAGATTAGTAGGGTCTAGCCCCGGGACAAGCAGTTGCCACGCTTCTAAGCCGAATGCGTTTGCCACCTTGGCCACCATGTCGATGCCGATAGAGGTGTTCGATTCCTTGATTCGTTGCGCCGTGCCGTTCGCAATATGGTATTGCGAGACGAGACGATGCCAGACCACGGAGCCGTCAGGCTTTCTCCCTGTGTGATGCGCTAGCAACGCTTCAACGTTGGCATGCAGCACGTCTGCCGGGTCGTGAGAGTCGCTTTTCTTCATGCCTGAAGAATAAAACCAGTCATTTACCGGGTGTGGTTGACAGGAATTACCACATCCGGTAAAAAGACCGGCATGGATATCGACGCATGCCTCGCCTGGCTGAAGGCTCATAAGAAAGACGCTCCTGCGTTGCACGACTTGTCGGAGCGCAGCGGCGTGTCGTTCCACACGTTGCGCAAGATTGCTAGCGAAGAGACCAAGGACCCGGGCATCAAGACGATGCGCAAGGTCTTGGCCGTGTGGCCTGAGTTCCTGTGTGAGCAGTCGGAGGCTGCATGACTCTCACCGGCAACCGCTGCCAATGCGCAGCCTGCGGACGTTACTTCTCCCGCACTTCCGTCTTTGACAAGCACCGCACGGGTGACTTTGGCAAGGATCGGCGCTGCATGACGGACGACGAGATGCAGCACAAGGGCTTGCGCATCGTCGGCGGTCTGTGGCGCGGTAAGCCGAGGGCTCAATGAACACCCTCCACATGGGCCGCGTAAGCCGGGAGAGCGCGTCTGTGTGGGCTGCGGGGCGTATGCGCCCGCGGCATTCTCACCGATCCCCGGCAGTGCGTGACTGCTCTGCGTTCCAAGGCGCTTCATCGGCAGGGCGCGCACCGTTTCCCGGTATCGCACAACCGGCCTTTTTGTTGTGCTCGTCTCCCTCGTCCGCCATTCGTGGCGGTTGCGCCTCGCCCAGCAATGGGCGGGGCTCTTTTTTGCGGGGAACGTGATATGCGCGTGCTTGTGGCCTGTGAGTTCTCCGGCACTGTGCGACGCGCGTTCCGGGCAATGGGGCACGACGCGTGGTCGTGCGATCTGCTGCCGGCAGAGGATGGTGGCGAACATCACATCCAAGGCGATGCACGGGAAGTGCTGGCGCGCGTCAAGGGATGGGACTTGATGATTGCTCACCCGCCCTGCACGCATCTGGCCGTTTCCGGCGCTCGCTGGTGGAAGGACAAGCAATCCGAACAGGCCGAAGCACTGGAGTTCGTGCGCGTGCTGATGAACGCGCCGATTCCCCGAATCTGCATCGAGAACCCGGTAAGCCGAATTAGCACGGCCATTCGGAAGCCGGACCAGATCGTCCAGCCGTGGCAATTTGGGCACGGCGAGACGAAGGCTACGTGCCTGTGGTTGAAGGGGCTTCCCTTGCTGCAGCCGACTGACATCGTCAACGGTCGGGAAGCGCGGATTCATGGCATGTCGCCTAGCGTGGATCGGTGGAAGGAACGCAGCCGCACCTATGCAGGCATCGCTCAGGCGATGGCACAGCAGTGGGGCGGTACGGCGTTAGAGAGGGCTGCTTAGTCATGTCCGCATCCTACGTCGCGTCATCTGATACCGCCCGCAAGACGAAATCCGCTCTCTTGCGCGGGCTTGCGAGCGTGGGGCAAGCGAACGTGGCGAACGCGCTCGGCGTGTCCGAAACGATGGTGAGCCGGTGGAAGTCGGACGGCGAGATAGACCGGATTGCGGCACTTCTTGATCTGCTGGAACTGAAGGCGACGCCGAAGGCACACAGGTGCTATCCGCCCGAATACGTGGACTGGCTGGTGCTCGGCAACAACATTGCGGGGCGGATGGTGCGCAGCGTTGAGGATGTGCCGGAGGAGGATATCGAGTGACCCGCGACCAGCAACTAGAAACCTGCATTGCCGAACTCACGCAACTGCAACTCGTCTGCGGGCAATACGGCGATCTGGAGACGGCGCGGATTGCCATGGAGGCGGTCAGGGCGTTGCATAAAAGACGCACGCCGCAGGAAGTTATGAGGCAGGAGTTAAAGCGGGGGATCGCGTGAGCGTGGCTACCTACGTTCCGCCTGTCGCTCTGGTCTATCGCGACGATTCAATCCCAGCCACTTGCGAGCGCACGCTCGTGGGGAACGTCATGAATGGCGCTTGGGACCTGCGAGACATTGCAGACCCGTTGTCGCCGAATGACTTCCAGCAAGGCGATACCGCACTCATCTGGCAGGCGATCCTTGAATGCCACGCCGGGGGCGTCGCCATCAATGCGCTTTCGGTGTGCGAGAGGCTGGAACTAAACGGCCATCTGGCTGCGTGTGGAGGGCTGCAAGAGGTTGTAGCCCTTGCAATGGACGCCATCCCCGGAAGGTCGGCCGAATCGGTTGTGCGGATCATCAAGGCCGATTCTCACCGCGTCAGATTGCGCAAGCTCGGCACGATGCTCATGGAGCAAACCGAGCCGGGACGCGCCATCCTGGATTCGGCGGCGGCGGAAAAGACGGTTGCCGATTACCTGAAGGCGGTCGGGACGGCAAAGCCAGATCGGCGCAACCATCTGGCATGGGCGGACCTGTCGAAAGATCGGGCGCCCGCGTTCGAATGGATCTGGCAAGACTGGCTCTCGTGGCATCCCACGCTCCTGGCCGGTCGCGGAGGCATCGGCAAGTCCCTATTCACGCAGCAACTCGCCACGGCACTGGCGACCTGCGCGGACGGCATGTTGCGCCCCAACAAGCCCGTGCGCGTGCTGTATTGGGCCTGCGAGGACGACACCGACGAACTCTGGCGCCGGCAAGAGCGCATCTGCACAAGCATGAACATGGGCATCGCGGACCTGGGCGATAGCCTCACCATCGACGCCCGCATGGGGCTGGAGAACACTCTCTATACCCTGGAATACGGGCGCCCGATGTGGACGCCGCTTCTGGGCGAACTGATGCAGCAGGTTAACGACCTGGCCATAGACGTTCTATTCCTCGACAACGTGGGCCAGATTTTCGGGGCGAATGAGAACGACCGGCACCACGTGACCAGTTTCACGAACGGTATCGCCGGCCTCGTCCGGGGCCGAAAGTTTGCCCCCGTCTTCCTGTCTCACCCCGCGAAAGCCTCCGGCTCCGAGTACGCCGGGAATGCCGCATGGGAAAACGCCGTGCGCATGCGCTGGCTGCTCTCCGACACCCTGCCCGACGCGCCCCCCGACGAGGAACGCAGCAGCGAGGCGGACCAGGGGCTGAGGTTCCTATGCAAGCGCAAGGCGAACTACAGCACGAAAGACATTCTGCGCATGCGCCTAGAAAATGGCGTGTTACGCAACACCGCAGCCACTGTGGAGGAGTACAGTATCGGCTCGGGCGAGACGGACTACCTTTGGGAGAAACGCGCCGAGCGTTTCGTGCTGGAAGCACTGGACAAGCTCAGTAGCATGGGGATTGCTTCCAGCGACTACAAAGGACCGGCCTACCTGCCGACTCTGGTGCTCAAGTACAGCCTGACGCAAGGGCTGACCAAGCACGAGGTCGAACGGGCCATGGTGCGGCTGCAAACCTCCGGGCAAATCAAGCGCGAGCAGGTCGGCAAATACGCCAATCGGTCCCCGAAATTCGGGCTTGTGAGGGCTTGAAATGCACAAAGCTACTGCACAAAGCTACTGCACAAAGCTAGTCCGAATCTGCACAAAACTGCACAAAACTACGCCCAAAAGGCTGGGTGCACACACCCCCCTAGCAGTAGCTAGGGGGGGTGTGTGTCACCTAGCCTTGTGCAAGCTTTGTGCGGAGGATTGTGCACCTAGCTTTGTGCACCCCCTGCCTCAAGGATTGTGCAAGGGGGCGGCGTGAGCACCGACACCCTCGAAATTCAAATCATCTCCCCAACGGCCACCCGTTCCGCCCGCGTTCGCGTCGTGGCGGGCATGGTGACGTTCAAACCGACCGGGAGCATGAAGGGTAGCCTCCGCGTCCCTGCGTCGCTCCTGGGGCCTGGCGCGGCCCTTTACGTCGATGGCGCCGAATCGAATCCGGGATGCGTGTCCGTCGTCCCGGTTATTGCTGACGAACCGCCGAGGAAGGCGAGGAGGATGAAACGATGAAGTCAACGCGCAAACGTTCCGAGATTGCGAAGAACAAAAGCCGCCTGTCGATTCTGCGGGTGCTCAAGGCGGGAGAGGCCGTGACGGCAGCAACGTTGCACACACGGCTAGGGGATCGCACGCCGAGTGCCGTGAAAGGGGCCTGCACGCGGCTGGTGGAAAGCGGGCATCTCGAGGTCGTCGGCAAAGAATGGTCCAAGTTCGGGCCTGCGAACCTGTACGCGCGGCCCGGGACAACGCTGGCCGACTTGCCGAGTCAGGGCCAGCGGAAACTCGTGGGCCAGCCTGTCGCGCTCATCGAACTGCTCACGCCGCCTCTGCCGCAGTTTCGAGTGCTGCAGACGCGCAAACATCGGCTTGCCCATGACGAGGCGGCGATATGAACAAGCGAGAGCCGTATTCAGACGACTACCTGCGCGAGATCGAGCGGGTAAAGCGAGAGCAGGACGAGGCTGTGCAACGCACGCTGCTCGAGATGGATTTGTCGCTTAAGCGGAAGCTGGAGCAGCTAAGGGAGAAGGAGCAAGGGAAATGAGCGATATCAAGGCGGGTGACTTGGTGATGGTGGTGCGGCCGACGCCGTGCTGTGGATCGATAAACAAGATCGGTTTTGCGTTTCGCGTCGTGTCAGTTATTCATCTGGCTGACGGGCAATGCTGGGGCTGCGGTAAACGCTTTCGCGCCACTATTGCTGATGTTGAGGGTGGCGGGTTCGGGCCGCAACTTTCTCGCCTTATCAAGATCGACCCGCCCGCACTGCCCGAGAGCGTCGAGACTGAGCGCGAGGTGACCGTATGAGCGCAACCGAGTGTGGCTTCATCTTCGGCTTGTGGACCGGGCTCGTTGTGGGCTGCGTGGCTGCGCTGCTGTGGGCGCGGTCGAGGGATCGGATTGCCCGGCACAAGCGCAAGGTCGCTGCGGCTGCACGGGCTGCGAGGTCTTCGGCGCGGGTTGATGACGCGCAGTTGAATCGGTGGCTGAAGGGGGAATTGTGATGGGGGCGAGGCGGTAGCCGTTTAACCATGGATGAAAACACCGCAAAGCTTCGGCGCGTGTATGGGCGCGGGTACATGGATGGAATCAATGCGGCATCAAATGGGAATCCTATGAACGCGGAAAAGGCGAGCAGGCTGCATCACGAACTGAACGGGTTAGCAAAGAAAGTGTTCGACTGCGTCCCTATTGCTGAGCGGTGGACGTGCGCTCAAATCGTCGGCGAAATGAAACGCAAAGGCGCAAACGTCGATTTTGCCATCGTTCAGGGCGCTTTGAACGGTATCGTCAACAGCGGACTTGTTCGATGCCAAGAAGAAAAGTATTGGCAAGTCCCCGTCAAAACCAAGGAAAAGGCTCCCCCCATGCCTGAAAAGCCGCAGGAAGCCAATGTCGTGGAACTCGTGCAAGCTTCCAAGAAAGACACCCTTTCTGAACTTGCCAAGATCGGGCGCGAAATGCGCGTGGCCGCTGAACGCATCATCGCACTGTCTAAAGAAATTGATGACGCAGCGATTGCCGCGGAACAGCGTATTGCGGAAGCAAATAACGCGGCGGACAAACTGAAGCAATTGCAGTCCTTGCTTAAGGGGCTGACCTAATGGGGGCCATGCAACGCAACAAGGGCGCCGCAGCGGAGCGGGAACTGTTCGGCCTGCTGTCCAATCTGCTCGGCTTCGTGGTGCGCCGAAACGTGGATCAAGCGCGAAAGGGCGGGGCAGATGGCATTGAGATCGACGGATGGGCGATTGAGTGCAAGCGGCACGAAACCGGGTTCAGGTCGGAATGGTGGGAGCAGGCGAAGGCGCAGGGCAATCATGACGGACGGATGCCGGCGCTGTGTTACCGGGCCTCTCGCCAGCCGTGGCGGGTTAGGGTGCTGCTGCAGGATGTTTCCGTATGCCTGGGCAGCATGGCCAGCATGACGAACTCCTATGGGGGCGCGTGGGTCGAGATGGACTTGCTCACGTTTGCCATGATCGTGCGGGAGTCGTTGCCGGTAGCGAAACGGGAGGCGGCGTGACCGGGCCAAAGTATCGCAATGACGCGGCGTCTAGGTTCTATGCGATGTGGAAGCGCGGCGAGGTGTCTAACTGCGAAATGGAAGAGCGACCGGCTCAGGATGGTGTCGATACTTACTATCGCTCTATCCGCGTGCATGGCATTACGCACGAGCGCATCTTCGGTGACTGGACGTTTATGGGATGGGAGCCTCGGCCATGACTACTTTGCCAACGAAAAGGGAGGCGGCTTGAATAGACGCGGATTCCTTGCATCAATGCTTGCCTGTGGCGCCGCACCCGCCATCGTGCGGGCAGAGTCGATTATGCGCATCAAGCCAATCGTGCTGCCGGGCGAAGCAGAGTTTGAGGCGGTTGTTGCAAGAAACACGCTCATTCCTATCGACCAGATTAGGCGCGAAGCTTTGGCCATTCTCGAAAGGAATTTGATGTTTACGTTCTCCGTGATGCAAGAACAATCGAACGAATGGCTGGGGCGCTCGTGAACTGGCCAACCCTCATCACTGAACTCCTGCGCCTGCGTCATCCTGATGGGCGCATGGTCTGGAACTGCGCCAGCATCGCACGGCACTGCGGCTGCACTCGCGCACGCATCGGGCAGTTGCGGCAACCAGGCACAGAACCGTCTTGGCATGTCGGCGAACGGCTCCGACAACTTCATGCTGCAAATGTAAAACACATTTGACGCAGCATTCCGTATAAGGACTTTATCCCGTGGGATAGGTCCGTCTATGGCTACGTTTGACGAAGTGCGCTCGTCCTTGGATTCGCTCGAATCCGTGCGCACTCGGGCCGAAGATATCGTTACCCAAATCAGGGCGCTCGAAGCGCAGATAGACCGGCTCAATGCCGATCTTGATGCGCTGCGCCCGGCTGTCGTCTCGGCTGAACAGGCGTTCAGGACGAAGGCGGCGCAACTTGACATTACCAAAGCATGACCGCGGACGAAAGCGGGAAAAAAACCAAGGAAAACCGCAATCTCGGCGGTCGTCCTAAGGGCGTTCCGAACAAGACGACGATTCTTGCGCGTGAGGCAATAGCCCGCTTCGTTGACGGCAATGCGCATCGGCTAGAAGGTTGGCTTGACGAGATTGCGCGCGACGAAGGCGCCAAAGCCGCGTTTACGTGCTTCATGGACGTAGTCGAGTACCACGTTCCCAAGCTCCAGCGGACCGAACTGACGGGCAAGGATGGCGGCGCCATCGAGGTGAAGGCCACGCAGCAGGACGAGAAGCTGTGACGTTCGCCCTGACTCAGAAGCAACTACGCGCGCAAGAGGTCCTGACAGGGCCTGCCACGCATCTGATGCTCTTCGGCGGCTCTCGCAGTGGCAAGACGTTCCTGCTCGTGCGTAACGTCGTTATGCGGGCTCTCAAGGCGGCTAAGTCTCGGCATGCCATCTTCCGTTTCGCCTTCGCGCACTGCAAAGCCAGCATTGTGCAGGAGACGTTCCCGAAGGTCATGGAACTGGCGTTCCCGGCTGTGCGGTATGAACTCAACCGCACCGACTGGATTGCGACGTTTCCGAACGGCTCGGAAATCTGGTTCGGCGGACTGGATGACAAAGAGCGCACCGAGAAGATTCTCGGCAAAGAGTTCGCCACGATCTACCTGAACGAGTGCTCGCAGATTCCGCAGTCCTCGCGCGATCTAGCCGTGACGCGCCTAGCGCAGTCTGTCACGCAGCGATTCGACGGGCGCGAAGCTCCCCTGCAGCCGCGCATGTATTACGACTGCAACCCGCCTAGCAAAGCGCATTGGACCTATCGGCTGTTCGTCGAGAAACGCGACCCGGACAGCAAGCTGACACTGCAGCGGCCGGCAGACTACGACTACTTTCAGATCAATCCGCAGGACAACGCGCAGAACCTGCCGGCTGGGTATTTGGAGACGCTGCAAGGGCTGTCGCCGCGACTGCAGAAGCGGTTCCTGCGTGGCGAGTTCGCAGACGCCACGCCGAATGCGCTGTTCTCCGATGAGGTCATCGACAAATGGCGGATTCTGGATGCCAAACTGCCCGACATGGTGCGTGTCGTCGTGGCGGTCGATCCCTCGGGCTCGGGTGACGTAGACAACGCGGATAACGATGCTATCGGGATTGCAGTCGTCGGGCTCGGCACCGATGGCAATGCGTACGTGCTTGAGGACTGCACCGTGAAAGCCGGTCCCGAAACCTGGGGCAAGGTATCCACAAGCGCATTCGAGCGGCATGACGCTGACGTGGTCGTGGGCGAAACGAACTACGGCGGCGACATGGTGCGCATGGTCGTGCAGGCTGCGCGCCCGCGCACGCCGTTCAAGAAGGTCACGGCATCCCGCGGCAAGGTCGTGCGCGCCGAGCCTATCTCGTCGCTGTATGAGCAGGGCAAGGTCCGCCACGTCGGCTACTTTCCCGAACTCGAGGACGAACTGTGCGCGTTCTCGACCGTGGGCTATCTCGGCGACAAGTCTCCGAACCGTGCTGACGCGGTCATCTGGGGCCTTACCGAACTGTTCCCGGGCGTGTTGAAGGGCGCGAAGGTCGAGAAGGCGAAGGAACTCGACGAGTACGGCAACCCGGTGGGCAAGAACTACATCGCGCCGATGGGGTGGATGGCATGACGCCGCGCAACCTGACTCTCGGCCCTGCCTCCTGTTACGTCGGGCACGCGGACATCGGCCTGCGTGCCGATCTGGCGGACAGTCTTCGCGAAGTCACTAGCGTGCATGTGCCGGAGTCCGAGCGGCGCAAGGGTTGGGGCACGGCGCTGATGCACTACCTGACTGGCGCAGCCGATCAGCATGCGGTGGCGCTGCTCGTGGAGGTCAAGTCCGAAGGCGAGATGACGAGCGACCAGCTCGAAGCGTTCTACGCGCGTCATGGCTTCGTGCGCTTTCAGGCCGAGCCGGAAGTGCTGATGGTTCGGGTGCCGCAATGAACGACGACACCATCGACGCGGACGACGGCAAGCTCGCATACGACAAGGACGGAATCCTTGCCGAATTGCGCAAGCGCGTGCAGTGGGCGGTGGACTTCGATGCCGATACTCGTTCCGAAGCCTTGGAGGATTTGCGCTTCGTGGCCGGGCAGCAGTGGCCCGATGCGTGGCGACGCACGCGGGAGTTGGAAGCACGGCCGTGCCTCACGATTAACAAACTGCCTGCGTTTATCCACCAGATCACGAACGATCAGCGGCAGAACAAGCCGTCGATAAAGATTCATCCCGTCGATGACAACGCGGACGTTGAGACTGCGCAGATCATCCAGGGCTTGATCCGGCATATCGAGTACAGCAGCAATGCCGATTTTTGCTATGACAGCGCAACGGCGAACGCTGTGCAGATCGGCTTCGGGTACTTCCGGCTCGTCACGGAATACTGTGATGAGACTTCCTTCGATCAGGACATCAAGTTCAAGAGGATTCGCAACCCGTTCACGGTCTACTGCGGGCCGCATCTTGAGCCGGACGGCTCGGACATGCTGTGGTGTGTCATCAGCGAGGAAGTGCCGCGCGATGAGTTCAAGCGCGAATACCCGAAGGCGAACGCCAGCGACTCGGCGAACTGGCCGACTGGTCCCGGCGATGCAAACGTGCAATGGCTGTCCGTCGATTCTGTGCGCGTGGCCGAGTATTACCGGATCGAACTGAAGCCGGCCACGCTGTGCCTGATGGCGGACGGTACGACGGGCTACAAAGACGAGATGCCGACCTATGACCCGGCTTTCTGCGTCAAGGAACGTGCAACGCACAAGCGCGTGGTCATGTGGCGCAAGTGCACGGGTTACGACGTGCTCGAAGAGCGCGAGATCCCGGGCCGATTCATCCCTGTGTTCCCGGTCTACGGTGACGAGATTGACCTAGACGGCAAGGTTATCCGCAGTGGCGTTGTGCGGTTCGCGAAGGACCCTCAGCGCATGTACAACTACTGGATGACTTCGGCGACCGAGGAAGTCGCCCTGCGCCCCAAGACGCCGTTTATCGGGGCAGAAGGACAGTTCGAGGATTACGAAGATCAGTGGTCGCAGGCTAACAATCGGTCGTTTGCCTACCTGACCTACAAGCCCACGACGGTTGACGGCATCCTCGTTCCGCCGCCGCAGCGTTCGCAGCCGGCAGACATTCCGAGCGGCACGCTGGCGCTTGCGATGCACGCGAACGACAACATCAAGGCGACCACGGGAATCTTCGATGCGTCGCTCGGTGCGCGTGGCAACGAGACTAGCGGGCGCGCGATTCTTGCGAGACAGCGGGAAGGCGATGTCGCGAACTATCACTACGTGGACAACCTGTCGCGCGCTATTCGGCATGCCGGGCGCGTGATCGTCGCGTGGATTCCGAAGATTTACGACACACAGCGCGTTGTCCGGATCATGGGCGAGGACGAATCGCTGCGGTTCGAGACGGTAAACAAGGTCGAGATGAAGCACGAACTCGACGAGTTCACGCAACAAATCCAGACCATTGAAAACGTGCTGAACGATGTTCGCGTCGGCACGTATGACGTTACGGTAACGACTGGCCCGGCCTACTCGACGATGCGGCAGGAAGCGGCACAGGCGATGGTGGAATTCGGGCAGTCCTGGCCGAAGCTCATGGACATTGCCGGCGACAAGGTCGTGAAGGCGATGGACTGGCCCGGCGCCGAAGAGATTGCCGAGCGGATCAAGAAAACGATTCCGCCTGAACTGACGCGCGAGAAGGACGAAGGCGAAGAGGAAGATTTGCCTCCGCAAGTCGTGCAGCAGATCGAGCAGGCGACGCAATACATTGAAGTTCTGCAGCGCGAAAACCAGATGCTGAAAGCCGAAGCGACGCAGAAGGCCGAGGATCGCAGGCTGGAGAAGTACAAGATTGACGTAGACGCGACCACGAAGGTCGTCGTCGAGGAAATGAAGGCACAAATGCAGCCGCTCCAAGACTTGGGCGGTCGCATCCAGCAAATCGAAGCGGCGCTCGGTCAACTCGCCGATGCGCTTGTTCCCGCTCCCGTGATGGGAACCGGATTTGAACAAGGACCGATGCAATGACCGTCAGACTTTTGCGCCCGTTTAACGGGTTCCCCGCCAATGCCGTCGTAGAACTGGACCGAGCGACAGAGGCGGCGCTTGTCTCGCAATTGGCGGCTTCGTCTAATTTGACAAACGGGAGCACTTATATCCCGAATGCGCCGTTTTCTGTGGAATCGGCGCCAGCAAAAACACTTGCTGCGGAACTGTTAGGGGCAAATCCGGCAAGTGGGGCCGCGCAAAATAGCAATGCTATTCAGTCCGCACTAAACGCCAGTGCA